TGTTTATTGTAGTAAACCGGGAATGTGCCTACATAAGGTCTCATGGGATGATGGGGTAGAGGGAATAACGAAATGGGAAGATCATGAATTGTGTTGTGTATGCGGGAAACCCACCATTGGAAAATTATCAGGGATAGGTTATGTGTGTAGTGAATGTGTTGACGCCTTCCCCAAAGGAGAATGAGAGATGAATGAGAAGCCCATAACAACGTTGGGGCCGTGGAGTTATTACAATCCTATAGATATGGCAGCAGATGAACAAAGTTTCAGTGTAAATAAGGAGGTAAAGTGGATGAATGAGATAGACAAGAAGATAGAAGTAGCGGAGAAAAAATCTAATGAATTGTGGCACATCATAGCTCATTATGATTTGGACGAAGATGATGCTATTGATGTAATGAAAGAGACAGCAAGACAGGCTATATGCGTAATTGATAGGCTCATCGACCAACTCAAGGAATGCAGGGAAGAAAAGAACAAACATAACTATCTATTTAGTGATATTGATGAGGCGTTAGTAATACAGCGCACCAAGGAAACGTGCTTCAAGGCGGGATGGGCATGGATACAAAATGATTTTGGAGAGCAGTTTGGATATGATCCCACTGACGATACGGATAAAGAGGATTTTAAACAAGCCCTCTATGAGGCAAAGATAGACAATAACCAGCGAAAATGATACATTTATGAGGAGATTCATTTAATGGCAAACGATAGACTATATATCAAATGTAAAGTATGCGCAGAAAGAATCATGATTGGGAAATGGTGGGGGGATTACATAGATATGTGGAATATGGATAAAATAGATAGGTATTTGTCTGAACATCTGCTCCTGCACGGAGGGGTAGAAGGTAATGCATTAACAAAGGGGAAAGATTTGCCTATTGTTTTCGAGACAGAACAAGACGAGTAATACATTCTAGCAAATAAACACGTACCTGGGAGGGGAACGTTATCACAGAAACGAAGAAACGGCCTGGCAGAAAGCCCATAAAGGACACCGTTGATCGAGAGAAAGCGGCGCAGGCTTACGTCATGAGCCGTGTTGAAAAGCTGACATATCAAACCATCTATCCTAAAATATATCCACACGGAAAAGCAAAGACACCGCGATCAAGAATCTCGGCCATCTGGCGATTGATCCATTATTATGAGCAGAACTGCTTAGAGGATACGCAGTATCAGCTCCGAAAGGCCGGGCTTGATAAGTTTTATATTTCCAGGAAGTTGCGCGAACTCACCGAAGCCAAGACCTCGAGGTCCGTACTCGTTACAGAGGTTGTCACAGACAACGAGGGGAAGCCGCACAAACTGGACGTGCATTCGCTCATGGACTTCGAGGACAACACCACGCAACTGAGAGCCACAGAAACAGTATCCGGGATGTTAGGGATGACCGAGCAGGTAGCCGGTGAGGATATGATGATTCTATATATTCATCTACCGAAAGGGAGATTCAAAAAGAATGCCCGTGGCTGAAGTGATCCGAACAGGTAAAGATTACATTCCGCTGCCGACGATGACATACTTTCACAAATCGATTGCGCCGATCCGCGCTATTGTAGGGCCGGTTGGATCGGGCAAGACGTCCGCTGGAGTGATCGAGATCGAGCATCTAAGTGCTATGATGTTCGATGAGCTGGGAATCAAACATACGAAATGGGGTGTAATTAGAAATACCTATCGGGAGTTGATGGACACCTGTTACCAGACGATCCTTGCATGGATTCCCGGCGGCAAATGGGTTGACAAAACATCGACTTATACATATCGAGTCGGTGACCGCATAGTTGAACTGCTGCTCCGATCATGCGATAGACCGGATCAGATCAAGCAATTCAAATCCTTAGAGTTGACCGGGTACTGGATCGATGAAAGTATCGAAATTGCCGAAGAGATTAAGCTGATGATCCGTAACCGGATCGGGCGCTATCCGGCAAAAGAAGAATTGGTCCGCTTAGGATTATCAGAGGCAGAAATAGACGAAATACGATTCGGCATCGAGACCTCAAACCCTCCTGATGTAGAAGACCCGATGTATTGGAAATTCCGCTGGATGACATCTCCTCCTGGAATAGCAGGACCGATAACACCGGACGGGCCGATACCCGATAAACAACCGCTTCAAGGTTATGAGGGATTCTGGCAGCCGCCATATGAAAACGAGAAGAACCTCCGACGGAGTTACTATAAAGACCTGGCCGTAGACTACGCAGCAAATCCCGACTGGCTGGATATGTATATCAAAGGCAAGCCCGGAATCATCATTCAGGGGAAGCCGGTCTATAACAACTTCAGACGTGAATACCATGTCGCTAAAGAGCCTATCGTATGGTCAGGCGGACCGCTGTATATGGGTTGGGACAATACCGGTGTTACTCCCGCAGCAGTCCTGCTGCAGATCCCGTCTGCGATGAGACTACAACAGCTCCGCGAATACTATACTGATCGGATGGGGATCGTTGACTTTACGCGGTCTGTTATTCAGAAAATCAATCAAGACTTTCCTGGGGCTCAGATCCATCACTGGGCCGATCCTGCGGGTGAAAATAGCATATCAAGAAAGGAAGGAGGCTTGACATCCAACGCACAATTAATGCGTGATGAAGGGGTAAATGTAAGACCGAGCGAGAATGGACTGAGAGCACGGATCGAGTCCGTGGAGCAGCAACTTGCACGGATAGACGGGTATTTATGCGATCCGTCCTGCACGCGAACGATAAATGGATTCTTAGGGGGTTATTGCTACCCTGAGAACCGGAGCATCATGGGTGAGTTCCTGCCGAACATCATTAAGAACCGATTCTCTCACCCTCACGATGCCTTACAGTATGTGACGGTCCGCCTTGTAAAACCGGCTGAGATTCGAGAGGACATCCCGAAGGAGCAGATAAAAGGCTCACGATGGCAAGGACGGAAACGCGACGAGGCGCAATCGGACTATGATCCGCTGACGCATGGCCTTGGTAAAAACTTATTGAGGAGACGGCGATGGCGATAAACACGGTTCGATTGGTAGAAGATCGGATGAAGATTCAATCCGACTTAGAAACGCGGCGGATCCAGTGGGAGGGCGAATGGGAGGATGTTGCCTCCCTGGTACATCCCAGGCGGCAGTTTATGACCCAGGAGATCCAGGCAGGTTTAAGGGTAGGTGAACAGATATACGACGGGACGCCTACAAGCGCCTTACGGATATGGGCAACCGGGATGCAGGGGCATATGCTGGGGCCTCAAATGGAATGGTTCGAGCTCAGACTATCGAACCGCGAGCTAAACGAGATCCGCGAGGTCAAGATATATCTCCGGCAGTGCGCCGAGGAGATGTATCACTCTTTCAGGCGGTCTAACTTCTATGATTCGATAGCTGAGATGTTACTGGACGCCGGGAGCGTTGGCACCTCTACGATCTACTTTGACGAGCTGGTCAAAGAGAAAACGCTGAACTATTCGACACGCCATCCGGTCGAGATTTACCTGGCAGAGAACAGTAAGGGCAAGGTGGATACGATCCACAGGAAGTTCAAACTGGAAGGACGGCAGCTCGAACAGGAGTACGGGAAGGATGCGATACCCGAAGACACTATGCGCGAGATCAAACAGAACCCACTGGACAAGTATACCGTCATTCATTGCGTCTGGCCGAACACGGACTACGTCGAGGGCTGGGATACGTCAGTCAGGATGCCCTGGCGCAGCATATCGATTCTGGAAGCCAAGAAGCACCTCCTGAAGCTGTCCGGTTATAAGGACTTCCCATATGCCTGTTATCGGGTGACCAAGAGCTCACAGGAAGAGTACGGCAGATCCCCGGCCATGGATGCGATTTATGACATCATTAAGCTGAACAATATGAATAAGACCGTTCTCGAAATGGGGCACATGGCCGTTGCGCCTCCTTGGAACGTACCCGAGGAACTGCGGGGCCAGGTCCGTTACCGGCCTAAAGGTTTCAACTACTATGAGGAAACCAACCGGATGATCCATCCTATCCACGCAGGGTCCCAATTCCCGATCACCTTAGAGCTTCTTCAGGACGTGAGGGCGCAAGTCAAAGAGGCATATCAAGTAGACTTCTTCATGATGATCAATCGGCAGGACAAACAGATGACGGCTACGGAGATCATCGAGAGAACCGGCGAGAAGGCCGCGATCCTTGGAACCTGGGTATCGAGACTGGCATCTGAATTGCTTGATCCTCTGGTCACCGGCGCATTCATGAAAGAGTTCAGGGCAAAGAGGCTGCCAGATATGCCGTGGGTATTACAGGATCTCGGAGCATCAATTGACATCGAATACCTGGGAACGCTGGCCCAGGCACAGAAGCGGTTGTTTGAATCGAGCGGGATCAAGAACAGTGTGGGCGTCGTGGTGCCGTTGATTGAGATCATGCCGAACATCGCTGATAACTTCGACTGGGACTTCATCGGCACGAAACTGGCCTCTTCCTACGGAATGCCGCCTGAAGGAATACTCCCTAAAAAGATGGTCATGGGAATCAGGCAGACGAGGCAGAAGCAGATAGAAGCACAGAAAGCCATGGAGCAGGCGGCGCTGATGGCTGATGCGGCTCCGAAGCTGGCAAAGGCTGCAGAGCCAGGATCACCCTTAGAGGAGGTCCAGGACGCGGTGAAGGGCGGCGGTGTTCCGGTGGGAGTATAAATGGGAGAACTGAAAACGTTATTTAGACAAGCAGAACAGCAGGATCGTGGGCTGTCGCAAGCATATAGATCGGTATTCTCAGGCGAGTTGGGATTGAAAGTATTGACGGATATCCTGATGGAGCTGGGATTCGCCGACATCCTGACAGCGCCGCTAGAGTCGGATACGATCTTGCAAGCAGCGGGGAAACGGATCTTGTCGAAGTTCGGCAACTGGCACCCGGACAGATTCCGGCAGATCATCGCAGCGATCATAAACGTTCCCCCGGTTGTATGGCCGGTGATGCCAAACAAGGTTATGGGAGAATATGGCGGGGCACAGGCTCCGAAGTCGCCAAGGGTCGTGAAGATAGGGAGAGCAAAAGATGCCAAAGATAGTGAGAGTGAGCGGGCGGGAAAGCCAAAAGGCGGTAGACGAAAGGCTGGCGCTGGCGGGACTGCCGCCAAGCAAAAAAGAAAAGCGAAAGGTGAAGAGACCGAAAGGCATAATGATCCCGGCTGAAATAAACGAAATAGAATTCCCATATCCTATGCCTGAGGAAGATAAGGAAGTCTATGATGGATTGGAAAATCAATTTAAACCAATCGAAGAAGTCGAAATTCCGGTAGTGATACAGGATCTTGATTTAGACACCTGGGAACGTTTTAGAGCACTGGCCTTATTGAAAGGTAAGAATGAAGGAAGATGGCTAACAGCTCTGATGAAAGAGCAGTTGGATAAAGTACAAAGCGCATTACAGGAGGAATAAATGCCTGATATAGACCCGACGATTGCAGTGGTAGAGACTCCCGCTACGGAGCCGGTGGTAGACGTAAAGCCAGCAGAGGGAGAGCCGACACCCGGCACAGCGGAACCCGCTAAACCGGAGTGGCATGGTACATGGAGAGGCCAGCTTCCCACGGATCTCCGAGAGCGTGAAGAGTTCAAAACGTTTAAGACTTACGGCGAGCTGGCTGCGGATTGGCTAAAGCGCAAAGAGTCAGAGGGCGATTACGTCAAGGTTCCAGGCGAGGAGGCCACGGACGAGGAATTGAATACCTTCAGGGAGAAGATGGGCGTTCCTTTAAAGATGGAGGAGTACAAGTTCGAGGAGCCGAAACTTCCGGAAGGCTTGCCGAAAGACGAGGGGATGTTGACAGCTTTCCAGAAGTTTGCCTTTGAGAACAACCTGAGCACGAATCATGCGAAGGGGCTTTACGCCTGGTATAACGAGTACAGGTCTACTCTTTGGAATCAGTATCAGGCACGGAGAAAGGAGCAAGCCGATAAGGCGGAGGCCGATATGCGACTGGCCTGGGGTTCGTCATACGATGAGAAGACTGCGCAGATAGATAGATTCATCGATGAACAAGGCAACGAGGATCTAGTGAAGGTATTCAACGAGAATGCTCTATATCGAAATCGAATCGTTATGGATTGGATCTACGGACTGTCCGGCAAGTTCCAGGAGGACAAGCTGGTACCCGGCGAACTTGTTGTGAAAGTGCCAGAGAAAAGCGCAGAGAGGCGGCTAGGCGAACCACCGAGAATAAAGTACGGTCCAGAATGGGATGCATACGTGGAGGAGACTACATGAATATAGCACGGTTTCGATGTATTGAGCCATGTGTTTTTATGGGATACCACTTCACTCCAAAGGCGAAACAGCGAATGGAGGGAAACCTTACGGTCAACGCCAAATTCATACCGCCGGAGCCGGAGGATGCGGAATACGAGCTTGACTTAGACGAGGTCGAAGAATTGGGATTGCAAATCCCGCCATACTTGATTAAAATAGAATAGAGGAGTCATATGATATTCAAAATAGAACCTACGACTAGCGGTATTTATACCAAAAGTCATTTAGAAAAGTATGTGCCAGAACTAGAAAAGCTTGGATTTAAAATAAATAAAAAAGGCTGGATAGAATTCAAAGAGATTACAATAGAAATCAATACAGTAAAGGAATTGATGGAACTAACTGAAAGATTTTCTAAATTGGGTGCGGAACTAATAATAATCTGGCCGGATACTATAGAAATATATAACGACTATCGAGAATAGAGGAGGGCAATATGCCAAAAGAGTTTACATTCAAAGGTCGAAAGGTCGAAGAGAAACCGAAAGAAGAGCCGAAACCGGTTGAAAAGCCGGGGGTAAAACCGGAAGAGAAAAAGCCGGAAGGCATACCTTTCAGCACGTGGAAGTATCCCAAGATGGATACTTACTACGAAAAGAAAGCCAAAGGAGAGCCGACCGGCGGACTAGACGTGAAGTCATGAACAAAGCGCCCGCATGTCAGCACAAGGCCGATCCGGCAACGATAGAGTTCGACCATCGTTATGGCCGGATAGCAAGGTGCGCTAAATGTGGGGCGAAGCTGTTGATCCGCAGGATGTTCGTGCCGAAAGCAAAAGAGTCGGGTAAAGGCAAGGTTCACATGAGTAAGAAAGTCCGAAGGTTTATACGGACGCAAAAGATAATCCCTGGTTCAGGGTAGAGATTCTATATTGAGGAGACTGAAATGGCACTAGTAGCAAAAGCAGAAGCGATAGCATTTCTGACGGCAATAGCCGCCACACCGGGGGATCTCCCGGCGAAAGAGTCAGGCGAATGCGCTGTGCTCCATGCGGCGCTTACAGGGGTCGGAGGCTTTTCAAGAAGCCAGGCGCTTGCCTTCGAGCGCATCATGAAGTGCTACAGCAGGGCGACCCAGAAGTACGTTTAATGTTCGAGGAGGAGCGGAGGGAGAGAATCAGATCGGCCTTACGGGAATACTTCGGTTGTCCGGATGACACATATGGAGTTGTATTCTGGCGCTATAAAGGGACCGATGTTGATTTCCTGTGTGGACCGAAACTGAGAGAAGCCGAGGAATTTGTGAATAATCTTTTGAGCCTCACGACAAAACCCCTTGACGTTAATGAGATTGAAGGTGTATTATAAATTATATTAGACAGGCTGTAGGTTTGTAACCTGCGAGACTGGTGCTGACGACCTGAGCGTTTGCGATGGAAGGCAGACACGGCCTAAATGGGAACGTGAAAGCCGAAAGCCTTAAACACTAAGTTTAAGGAGAACATCAGTGGCAACATTAACGCTTACAGGTGCGTTAACGCTGGTCCAACTAACCAAACAACTAGTCGGGGGAGAGCTCCAGGAGATCGCCGAAGTACTCTCAGAGTACCAGGAGATATTCCAGGACGCAGTCTTCCGCGAAGCGAACTCCAATACTCATCACATCCATGTACAACGACTCGCACTGCCGACAGGGGCATTCCGCAACGTCAACCAAGGGGTTGCAGCGGAAGCATCCCTGACCAAGCAGGTAACCGAGAACATCGGTATGCTGGAGGCAATCTCCAACATCGACGAGGCGTTGGTCGAGATGTCAGGGAATAAGACAGAGTTCCGGGCGGGAGAAGACGCAGCGTTCCTAGAAGGCATGTCACAGACCTTTGCGGATGCCTTCGTATATGGAAACGCGATAGCCGATCCCGAACAGATCAACGGTCTGGTGACCAGGTACAATGCTCTAGCTTTGGCAAACGTGTGGGGATGCAGTGGAACGGCAGGGACTACCACTTCACTTTGGGCGGTGCAGTGGGGCTTCAATAAGGTCTTCTTCGTATATCCTAAAGGGCATAGGTCCGCAGGGGTAGAAAAAGAGGACATGGGACGCAGGTATGTAAAAGACTCAGGCGGTACTAACGAGTACATCGCCTGGACTTCGCATTTCAAGCTCAAACTCGGAATCGTAGTAAGGGACGACAGGAACATTCAACGACTGGTAAATATCCAAGCGGCAGGAGCGGCCAATATTTTCAACCCGGATATACTCGTAACGGCCTTAAACCATATGCCTCAGAGAGGAAAGGGAGCCGTCATATACGGCAACCAGACCCTTGTGTCGCAGATGGACATCGACGCAATGGATAAAGGCAACGTCCTCTATTCACCGGGTGAGCCCTACGGTGACGAAGTCACGCGGTTCAGACGCAAGCCGATCCGAATTTGTGAGGCTATCCTAGACACCGAAACGGCGATTACGTAGGAGGAGTGAAATGATAGACAACAATCTTATTCTTAGCCACGAACAGGCAGAAACGACTATTGCGCCTCACGTCTCCACAAATCTGATCAATACCGGTGCCGCAGCTTCCTCAATCGGATGGGGAGAACCGCTCTTTCTCAATTTCGGAATACATACCCTCGTGACAAGTGCAGGCGCAGCTACATTAGTCGTCGCCCTCGATGACTGTGCAACGGTAGGAGGCACCTACTATTCGATAGTCCAATCATTCGCATTCGCCGTAGCTACGCTCAAAAAGGGATTCCTCTGGACGGTGGGACTACCATCTTATCATCTTCAGTTCTTGCAAGGGAATTACACCATAGGAGCGTTTGTACTCACGGCAGGAAAATGGAATTGCTGGCTGGGCAGAGAGCAGTACAAGAAACTGGCATAAGCCAGACGCACAAAGAAAACAAGCCGGGGTCGAAAGGCCCTGGCTTTTTAAAACCAAGAGGAGAGAAAAGGAATGGCTACAAAAGAGACCAAAACCGAGAAGATCCAGGAAGCGCAACCGGCGTCAGCCGCGCAGAAAGCGCCAGCCGTGGGTCACTATCTCTGTATTCAAAAATGTTTTTTCAACGGCACGCTCTACAAAGATGGAAAGTTCTACGATATATATGAAACAGAAGCCTTACCAGAACATTTCCAGAAAGTTGATCGGATCAAAAGAGTCGGGAAGATAACCTTGAAGCCGACGATGGCTCTCAGGGGCGGCGGAGCATATATCCGTACAGAGGACAGCGTCCCATCAGTCCGAGATCCACACGGCGGGCCTTTTAACGTTCCAATCGAATAAAGGAGGGTCCAAGTGGCCTCTTTTACGTCCATCGATATATGCAATCTGGCGCTGACGGCGCTCGGAGAGGAGCGGATCGTCGCCCTGACCGACAACACCGCCCAGGCCCAGGCTTGCAAAGCGTTCTACGATCATGCGGTCGAAGAAGTATTGAGAGTCGCCAAGTGGGCGTCCATCCTATCAAGGGCGGAACTGGCGCAGCTCGCCGATGCTCCGCTGATGGGCTGGGGTTATCAGTATCAACTCCCGAACAATTGTCTGAGAGTATGGGAGCTGCAGGACTCCGGAGGCAATAAAGGACATCCGTGGATAAAAGAAGGCAAGCGCCTGCTTACGGACATGGACGAAGCGTTTATCGTCTATGCCTCCAACGCTGTGGATACCAGCCAGTACGACAGCCTCTTACGGTCGACAATAGCCTACAGGCTGGCCTATCACCTGGCCTACTCGCTCACGCAATCCCGCGAGATCCAAGCGCAGCAGTGGCAGCAGTTCGTTGTATTGATGCATGAAGCAAGAGCGGCGAACGCAGCCGAAGGCTTACCGGAAGCAGACATGGACGAAGTTCCAGAATCGAAGTCATGGACAGCAAGATAAGTGAGATACGCACCGGTTTTTACAAACTTCATCTCAGGTGAATTCAGCCCGAAACTATACGGCAGGGTGGACCTGCCTTCTTTTTTTAACTCCTGCCGGACACTTCAAAACTATCTCATCATGAAGCAAGGCGGTGTGATCCGCCGGCCAGGATTGAAATACATCACATCGACCAAGACGGACCAAAAAGCGAGCCTCATACCGTTCAAGAAAGACGCATCGAACGTCTATATGCTGGAGTTCACCAATCTCTTGATACGGGTTTATAAGAACGGCGCTATCGTCGGCGCACCCTATGAGATCGTGACCACGTACACCGAGGCGGAACTCTTTGATCTGCAATTCGACCAGGCCGAGAACGAGATGTGGTTGGTCCATCCGAGCCACAAACCGGCCAAACTTACCTGCACGTCGGATGCTGTATGGGTGTTAGATCCAGACCCGACGTTTACGGGTAGTTTCGTTTTCAACGCAGCCGGTGACTATCCGAGCTGTGTCTGTTTCTTCCAGGCCCGGCTGTGTTTTGCAGCATCCAATACCCACCCGACACATTTTTGGGCATCCAGGACTCCCACGGCGCTGGGTGTTACGCAGTATCAAGACTTTACAACCGGCACTGCGGCGGCAGACGCCATGAACTACATCATTCCTGGAGGCGACCGGGTACGCTGGCTTGCAGGGAAAGACTATATCCTGATCGGCACGGAAGCCTCCGAGTTCATCCTGACCGGCGGCGATGGTCCGCTGACCCCGACAACCGTATACCTTAAAAAGCAGGGCAGCATCGGATCTGCAAATATTCAGCCGGTTCAAATCGGATCGGCAGTCATGTTCGTCCAAAAGAACGGCAAGACCATGAGAGAGCTGCGATGGGAAGATGCGATGCAGTCCTACGCCGCGAATGACGTGACTATCATGAGCGATCATATTGCACAAAGCGGGATGATACAACTCGCGGTACAGAGAGACCCGTTCAACCTGGTGTGGGCCGTAACCGAAGAAGGACGAGCGGTAGCGATGACTTATGAGCGGGAACAGGACATGCTGGGCTGGGCGAATGCAATCGTGACAGACGGCATAGTCGAGTCCATCGGGATCATACCGAGCGCAACCGAGGACGTGATCTACCTTTCAGTTAAGAGGACGATAGGAGGGGCGACAAAGCGGTTCGTGGAATACTGCAAGCCGATTTACGGTGCATGGCTTGACGATCAAAAGGACGCTTTCTTTGTGGATAGTGGAGTAACCGACGACCGGGGCGCACCGACTACGATCTCCGGGGCTACCAAGACAAATCCAGTAGTAGTGACCGATACCGGACATCCTTATATCGCAGGCGACTTTGTCAAGATCGTGGGTGTCGTGGGGATGACAGAGTTGAATAACCGGGTGTTCAAAGTGGCAGCGCCAGGGGCGAACGACTTCCAGCTACAAGACGTGGACGGCAACAACGTCGATGGCACAGGATATACAACTTATGTCTCCGATGGGACCGCTGAAGA